ATTATTTTTCTGAATGTACCATTGTCTATTATGTTTTCCATAGTAGCATCGTCTATAGCTATACGTTTACATATTTCTACCAATTTAGTTTTATCAAGAAGGATTAGTGATGCTTGTTTCGCAGTTAATGTGATTTTAGACGTAAACCCATTAACTCCGTTTTCAGGCATTTCATTACTATATAATCCCATATAATAAGCGAAAACAACAGCTATTAGTATACCAATAATAGCATTACTTTTAAGATATGTTGAACCATTGGAAAATAAACTTATTGTGGCAAGAATAAAAAAGAACAACTTTTTATAAGCAAAAGTATCTTTGATAAAATCATATACGCCATATGATTTTTTTGTTCTATCGATTGTATAAGTAGCAAATAAAGGAGAAAATAATCCATAAATTGTAAAAAATATAGGCATAGCAAATGTTGAAAATAATCCCACCGGAATCCAAATGAAACAAAATAATAAAAACTTGGAAAATCTTAAATAGGATATATCGCCGTCGGATTCCCATTTTTTTTTGTCTTCATTCGTCTCTCTAAATAATTCGGGTATATTTACAAAATGATAAAAAATACTAATACACATATTGAAAAAATATAGTCCTATCCAAATAAATATACCAAACAATCCATATAAAAACATAATAACGGATTCGGGAAGATAACTTAAATAAAAGAAAATTGTATTAATAGCTAATAAATTTTTAGCAACCAAATTATCATAAACGCGTGAAAAAAATAAAGCAGCATTTGCTCCATCTTTAGGATCCGCTTTTTGTTTTAAAGAACATAAAAAACTATTTTGAAAACTGTCTAAATATCCCTGAGAATCAAATAATGCCTTTTGTGAAAAAGTGTCTGTATTTTCAGACCAAAATGTTGGCCTCATAACATTTATATCAATTGGAATATCTTTAACAACCCGATCAATAATTGTATATGGAGCTAATTCTATATTATCCGGCAGAATATTAGCCTGGGCAACTTTAGTTGTATATAATCCTAATCCACCAATAATAAATACAACAACACCTATAGTAAATATTATGCTGAATAAATAATTAGATGCAAACCCTTTAAAATCTGGATCCGTCCCTGTATTTTCCGTTTTTTTTTCATCAATTGCGCTTGTATCTTCTGTAGTAGCCATTAATTATAATAAATATATATTAAAAATTTGAATTATTACGACATTTAATAATTACGACATTTAATAATTAAAATAGGAAGTTTATATATGACATTAAATTACAAATATACATTACTTTATACATTTGTTAGTTTGTTATTATTGTGGATAGTAATAAACTATGGATCCAATATTATATCAAATATTATATCAAATATTATAACAAATACATGTATAGTAGAAGGCTTAACTATACCGTATCCGAAAGACGCAGTAATAAATTATAATGATACTAATTCTCCAGCATATAGCCATACTGTTAATTTACCAATTAACGATCCGGTTAGTTGTAAGAATTTTTGTGGACCTCAAGCACAATGCGCCATAACTAGAGAACAATGTAGTTCAGACATTGATTGCCAAGGTTGTAATCCTGGCCCTAAATTACAAGATTCTTGTATAACAAAAGAAGTGGATCCTTACGATAATGGCGGTAAATTAGGTCAACAAGGATTACAATATAGTCCATTAACAACTGGTTATAATAATCACAATGCGGATTTTGCGCAAATATATCCAGGTTCAAAAGATGCTCAAATAACAAATTTATATCAAGGATTAGATCAGTGGGAAAAGTCATTTAATGAAGGGTTAAAATTATATAATAAACGTAGAGAATCCGCCGATAAATATAGCCAAGGAATTTCAAACGCAGAAACGGGAAGCGACGCAGCTTCCTTTGAACCAAAATATCCAATGACAGTGTCAGCAACTGGACAATTTTACGAGACAACACCTCCAGCGGCAAATGCGTCTTTACAATGATAACTTTTTTAATTTTACGTCGCATACATTAATCCAACATTTCCTCCAATAAAGCTAACAACATTAATGCGTTCTTCAAACAAATATAAATCAAAGTTGTAATCATAAATACGCCATGTTGGTTTGTTAATGCCTATAATATTTCCGGTTTCCGGATCACAAATGGTTAAGCTTTGAGCCAATGGATCTAGTGGTGGTATTATTGTTGTGAATTCCAACTCTATTTGATTGAACCGACTCATATTTATTGCGCCCGATGGCTGTAAATCTCCATTATTTGAATTGACAGAAAAATTATAACAATATAATCCAGGAGGAGCACTTCCAGTCGTTCTAACATATTTTTCAATGTAATCAAATACTCCTGCGGGCTGAATATTTTCTCTGTAAGAACCATCTAGAAGTATACCCATCGCAACCAATATAGATTTATCATTTTGAGGATTATATGTTTGATTTATTAAAATGCCTGTTAAAGTTCCATCAGGATTTACGCCTGGACCTATTTCTACAGGAGTCAATTCGCCATTAATTGTTCTATAAACGGTATATGTTCCTGATGTAGGAGCCTGTATAACATTTAATGGTAAATAGTTATATGGCCAATTTGAATAATTGGACCATTCGTTCCTTAAATTAGCATCACTTCTTTGAAAATAAAACAACCAATTCGAGACCATACCCAATGAATCTAATTCTACTTTATTTGGACCGGTAACGTTTTGAAATTTTCTTTCGTGGACTTGTTTAATTAAATATGTCTGTTCTTGTAATGCGAAAAGTCGCTCCTCGTTATTTGATAAGAAGCAATAAGTACAATTTAAATGAACATCCGCATTCCATAATGTTCTTTGATCAGAATACGAATTTATACCAAGACATACGTCTGGCGGTGGCTGTAAGAAACGGAAAAACTGCATATACCATACATTGAAATTGGGGGCAATATAAGGATAATTATTTGTCGCATCATAAACGTCACGAATCGTAAATAACTGGTTTATTGGTCTAAATGTTATATTAATATGTAATTCGTTGTATTGTAATGACGTTAGGGGAAATGCCATTTGTGACTTTAAGCTAAACCAATTATTTAGTGGTATATACAATATTCTACCTCTAATGGATGGTTCTGCGCCCGCGTAATCTTCTGTATAATACGCATTTGGATACGAGTTGACACGCGAATTCGCGTTTGCTGGATCTACTAATTCGGCTTCTTGGCCGATCATTCTATTAAATAAATCTTTCTTTTGCCCGCTAAAATCGCGCTGGACAGCTGCTAATAAATAATCACCAGAATATTCTTGTAGCGTAAAATTGCCACAAGTAATACTGATTTTTGAAATCATTTTGGCTCCAATATTTTCAATCCATTTGAATTCATATGGCGCCCATTGTTCGATATTGCCTAAACCTTGTGCTGTTGTTTCGTCTGTTACTTGCTGTGGTGGTAAAATTCCGCTCCAAATATTGGGTAACGCTACAGATAAATATGTATCCATTAAAAGATCCGCATATCTAGGCACACGAAACGTAAATGTAGATTCTTCTGATAGTCGCAGTGTTTTTGAGCCTTCATAATTTACAACAAATTTTTGGAGGCCAAAATTTGTGTATTGATGATAAGTTGATTTAAAGAAGGATTTGCTTGGATTACCATTTAAAATTATATTTTGTTGTCCAGAGCTTACAAGATTCATAAGACCACCAGCCATTTTTTATAATATAATAACATTATATTTAATTACTTATTCATCATAATATAATTTTTCTATTTCCAATAATTCTTTATTTTCATCATTTTCAATTCTTTTAATTTGTTTTTCAATTTCATCTTTCAAAATAGGCAATCTAGTATATAACATAGGATTTGAACTTTTCCCGTCTTTATTCTTAAACTTATCTGGATTAAAGCGAATGAAAATAAATTTTCCACTGTGTAACATAAATAAATCATCATATCGAATTTCCTCCTTATCTTTATCGTATCCTTTATGTTGATTTTCGTCGGTTTCAATACATAACAATGTATTTCCAATAAGTTTACGATGATCAATTCTTCGTCTATGAGTACAATCGCAATTTCCAGTCCATAAAGATATATCGTGATGAAACCCTTCAAAATTTAAATTAATAAAATCTCTAACAGCAATTTCTTTTGTTTTACTACACATTTGTAATGTTAGAGGATCGTTTGGAAATGATTGCTTATAACAAGAAGCACAATATCCCTTGTATTTTACATTAGCTTGACTACCTAAACAATAATTTGCTTTACATTTTTTATTTTTTATGTCAACCATTCCATCTAAACGGTGTTTTGAACAATACAATCCTTTTTTTTGTCCTTCAAAATTATAAATTGGTTGTATTTTACATTCTTCAAATATACATACGCAACTAATAATACAAATCATATTAATTTCTTTATGTTTACCACAATATAATTTGGTTGTCTCTCCTTCAAAATTAAAAGAAGATAATTTATCACAGCCTTCAAAAATACATTTTTTGCTCTTAACATCAATCATATTAATTTCTTTATGTTTACAGCAATATATTGGATGTTTTTCTCCCTCAAAGTTATATGTAGGTTGTATATCGCATCCTTGAAATATACATTTCTTATGCTTAATGTCAATCATATTAGTTATTTTATGTTTTGAACAATATATTGCTTTTAATTCTTGTTTATAATTAAAACTAGATATATTACAACATCCCTCAAATATACATTTTTTATTTTTATTATAAACATCAATCATATCCGTTATTTTATGTTTTGAACAATATAATGCTTTTGTTTCTTCTTCAAAATTATAAGTTGGTCTAGTTTTACATCCTTCATAAATACATTTAACATTTGCTACATTATACATACTATTTTTTTTATGTTCTACACAAAAAATAGAAGACAACCCTTCAAAATTAAATGAAGATCTTATTTTACATCCAACCTCTATACATATTTTACTAACTAGTTGATATTCTCCTTTATGTTCTTTACATCTAGTTGGTTTGGAATGATGTGCGCCATAATTGGCATATTTACGACAGGTCTCAAAATCACAAATTTTAGGCATATATAATATACAAAGATATTTCTAAATTGTTTTACTCCTTAAATCTAAAAGTAAGGAATAATAATACCCCCTAAACATTTAAATACTTTTTATTGGACTTTGTCTGTAAAAAGTATATTTTGTTATAACTTTTTTAAAAGTATATATATAATATGGATAATTCTCAAGATAAAGCGATTAATAATGCGATTAAATCTGTTACAGAAATGAAAGAATCTACCGCCATTTTCTATCTTGTAACAATAACATTAATGATCATTTTAATAGCATTTTTGTATTATTTTTATTATAGTTTTTTAAGAAGCAAAGAATGTTCTACAATGAATTCAATATACGGCGACTTAAATGGAAAAATTAGATCGATTGATAATTCGGAACAATTTAATTACACATTTAAAGATTATTATATTAAGACGGCTTATAATTGTTGTAGTGGTGGAAATTATAGAAACGACTATGTAGATACGTGTATATTGAAAGCTTTATTAAAACAAGGCGTAAGAGGACTTGACTTTGAAATATTTTCAATCGAAGATAAGCCTGTCGTTGCTACATCGACCAGCGATAGTTATTATATTAAGGAGACCTTTAATTACGTTGATTTTGGCGACGTAATGAAAATTATTCGGGATTACGCTTTTTCTACAGCAACCGCCCCTAACGGATTAGACCCAATTATTATACATCTTCGCATTAAGAGTAATAATCAAGAAATGTATAAAAACTTTGCTAAATTATTAGAAGGCTTTGAATCTTTGTTGATGAGTAAAGATTATGATTCAGAATATTATGGACAAAATTTCGGTAATGTAGAAATACAAAAATTAATGGGCAAAATTGTTATAATTGTGGATCGCAGCAACACCTCTTTCCTCGAGTGCCCTGAATTCTATAAATTTATTAATATGACTAGTAATTCTGTGTTTATGCGATCATTACACTATTATGACATAAAATATACACCCGATTTGAATGAATTGATTAATTTTAATAAGCAAAATATGACTATAGGTATGCCTGATAAAGGAGCTAATCCGGAAAACCCAAGTTCTGTAGTTATGAGAGAAACTGGGTGCCAACTTTTAGGAATGAGATATCAATATATTGATGTGAATATAGAAGAAAATGACATATTTTTTGATGAAAATGGATATGCGTTTGTGCTTAAGCCGGAGCTGTTGCGTTATGTACCAGTTACTATTCCTTTGCCGCCGCCTCAAAATCCAGAATTATCATATGCTACAAGATCAGTTCAATCAGACTTTTATAAATTTGACATTTAAATACACCTTTTTACAGACGAAGTCCAATAACAAAGTTATAACGAAGTAATAATAAAAAATAAAGATATAAACAATTATGAATATTCATAATAAAGATGAATATTCATAATGAATATGAAGATAAAGAAGAATTTAACAACGCGATTGACTATTTTAAAAATATAACTTATGCCAATATATCAAAATTATCAGAACATAAAATGGGTGCTACATTTATAGGAATAAAAACAAATATTAGCGGTAAATATAAATTACACATTTATATTATTTTATTACCATTTGTAGATATAATAAATCCTACCCCATATTCAAACGCGTATCCAAATATATACATTAAAGATATTAGTTTAAATGTTGACGATAGCTTTTATTTATGGGTTTTTTCAGAAATGCGAAAACAAAATAGTATAGTTATTATGTCATTGGATGATAGTATTTTGAAGGTTGTTGAAGGGTTTGGAGATTTGTTAGTTAATATTGATAAAAATTGTAATGAACAAAAAGAATGGGATAGTTTAGACTTTGACCAATGGTATAACAAAAAATCATTTGATAATATATTTACGATTAAGATTACAAATCCTCATCTTTATATGGTTCCTTTTCCCTTAAACTCTATTATTTTAAAAACACAGAGACAACTCAATAATTATTGCGATATATTTATCGGTTCTAAATAATAATAACTGTAATATATAAATGACTAAAAAAGATAATGTTTGTAAAGGGTTAACATTTAGTGACTGTGAATTAGCCATTTTAAGAACCGCGGTAGATAATGCCGAAGAAAAACAAGGTAGACAGGTTGCTAATTCTCCAGAAATTAAACGCATAATTGGTATTTTAGAAAATTTTTTAAGAAAAAAGCATTTGGTGTGTTATGGTGGATCAAGCACAAACGAATTGTTACCAAAACAAGACCAGTTCTATAACAAAGATATTGAAATTCCAGACTACGATTTTTACAGCCCGAATGCATTAAATGACGCTAAAGAACTTGTTGATATTTATATTGATAATGGGTTTCAAGAGGTAGAGGCAAAATCAGGCCAACATCACGGAACATTTAAAGTATTTGTTAGTTTCATTCCTGTAGCAGATATTACGCAAATACCAAAGGAATTATTTAATGCGATTAAAAAGGAAGCAGTTAAAATTGCTGGAATACTACATTCGCCGCCGAATTTGCTTCGTATGGGAATGTATTTAGAATTATCTCGTCCTGCTGGAGATGTTGGTAGATGGGAAAAGGTATTAAAACGATTGACTCTTTTAAACAAACATTATCCATTGAAAGGAAAAGAATGCGATAAAATTCAATTTCAACGTAAAATGGCGGATAATGAATCTTCTGACAAAATATATGAAACCATACAACATACATTGATAGACCAAGGTGTAGTATTTTTTGGAGGCGATGCGTTATCAATGTATTCGCAATATATGCCTTTTAATTTAAAACATAAATTAGCAAAAATACCAGATTTTGATGCGCTTTCAGAAGAACCTATGCTAACAGCGCAAATTGTTAAAGAACGTTTATCCGAC